CTGGCCGCGACCGGGCTCGACGACGCCTACGAGGTCGTGGCGCGCACGCGCGCCTGACACCTCAGCCCATCTCCCCTTCAGGGGGCGCCGGTTCGCGACCGAGGTGGGCGCGCAAGACCCCCTGCAACCACAAGGAGGAGTACGTGACCGACCGACTGCCGCACGACGACTACGCCGACGAGGTGACATCAGCGCTCCACGCCGCCGGGTGGCCGTCCGACACGGCCTGCTGGACCGAGTCCCCAGACGGGGAACGGCTCGAAATCGCCGTCCGACGCCGCGTCGGCGACCTGATTCGCAACGACGAGTGGCCGCACGGATGCGGCATCGGCTGGGACCAGCGCGAGGGCTGGATCTACATCTACAGCGCTGCGCCCGGCGCGTACCCCAACGTCGACTACCTGACGGACGAGCTGTACGCCGCGCCAGGCGACGTGGCCGCAGCAGCCCGGCTGCTGGCCGCCGGACGCCTCGACCAGCTCCCCTTCCCCGGACACGAGTGGGAGCACGCCGGCCAGCTCCGTGCCGCCGTGGCCGAGTGGGAGGCCGACGCGGCGTGGGAGATCGACGAACTCCCGACCATCGACTGACCCAGCCCGTCCGGGACCGCCTGGCGCCCCGCGTGACCCGGACCGACACAACACCCCCACAGGAGGACCGATGACCCCGCAGGAGGTGCTCTCCGTTCGCTGGGAGGGCCTCATCGACCATCCCCGCGACCGATCCGACCCCGATGCCGAGGTGCTCGTCTACTGCACCGGCGACGGAGGCCAGCCCGTCGCCCTGTGGCTCGGCCGAGAAGTTGCGGGGGCACTCGCCTGGGCGCTCCTCGACGACGACGTCATCTGACCCCTCCGGCCGGCGCCCGCCCCGCCGGCCGGACCACCCACCACTTCACCGCAGAGCAGACCGGAGGAACGCATGGGCGTGCGCCTGATCGTCGAGGTCATGGATCACTGGTCCGACTTCGGCTTGACGTCTGGCGAGCGCTCCGACCTCGTTGTCATCGCGGAAAACGCCAACGACGCCACCCGCGAGACCTACGGCAGCATCCACGCGCCCTACATCCTGCACCGAGCTGGCGACAAATCGGCCGGTGCCTGGAAGAACGCCATCGGCAAGCTGATGAAGAAGGGAGTTCTCGAACACGTCGTCCGCGACGGCCGGGTGATGTCCGGCGGCTGGGGCCAAACGGCTCAATACCGCATCCCGCACCTATGCCCACGGAAGGGGCACGACGGGTTGTGGGGGCAATGCGCACGCCCCACACAGGGTCACCCCTCAGGTGACCCTGTGGACAGCCAAGAGGGTCAACAGGGTCACCTCTCAGGTGACCCAAAGGGTCATTCCTCAGGTGACCCTCAGGGTCACCTCTCAGGTGACCCCTTCCCCTCAGTCCCCTCACAGTCCCCTCATCCTCCGTCGCCTGAAGCCCAACGCTCCCCGAAGGGGCGCCAGTCGAAGAAGAAGGCGAAGTTCGATCCGATCCTGTTCATCGCTGAGCAGACCGGGCTCGCTCAGGACATCGCCGAGAGGTTCCTCGCCGAACTCCACCGCAAGCACGAGATCGACCGCGAGGAAGGGTTTCTCCGCCACCTCGCCGACAACGGCGACCTCGGCCGCCAAGCCCAGAGATGGCGAACCAGAACCACCCCCCGCGACACCGGAACCTGCGCGTTCCACCGCACCGCGCTCCCATGCGCCAGCTGCATCGGCGACATCCGCGCCGGCGACCCCGAGATCCCCCTCCGACTCCTCGCCCAATACGGGCCCGAGAACCGGCCTGACCTCGCCCACCACCTCATGAAGGAGGCCTCGTGACCCTCACGACCACCGACCCCGAGAGGCGGCGGCATCTCGCCCCTGTCGACGACCCCGAAGAGCAGCTCCCCCCGCACGACATCGCCGCAGAGCAGGTCGTCGTCGGCTCCGCGATCCTCGACCGCAGGGTCATCGGCCAGATCAGCGAGCTGATCACCCCCCTGGACCTGTTCCGTCCCGCCCACCAGACCATCCTGCAGACCGTGCTGGATATGGACGCCGAAGGCCGCCAGCTCGGGGTGGTCGCGGTCAGTGCCGAGCTGACCAAGCGCGGCGAGATCACCCAGGTGGGTGGCGCGCCGTACCTGCACACCCTCACCGAGGCCGTCCCCGTCGCCATCAACGGGCCGTACTACGCCGCGATCGTCGCGGACCTCGCCGCCAAGCGGCGCCTGGTCGACGCGGGAACCCGCATCGCCCAGATCGGGATGCAGGGCACTGGCGAGGTCGCGGATCTTCAGGAGCGCGCGGACGCCACCCTGCGCCAAGCCATCAGCGGGGGCGTGTCGACCGAGTCCGACACCGAACTCCTCGGTGACGACGAGGGGTGGATCGACAGCCTCGCCGAACCCATCGACCAGTCCGCGTTCGTGCCCACCCCCTACATGGACTTGAACGAGGCACTGTCCGGCGGCCTGCGGAAGGGTGAGTTGATCTGTGTGGCCGGGCGGACCGGCGGCGGCAAATCGACGGCCGCCCTGGACATGGCGCGGTCCGCGGCGATCCACCATCGGGCCGGGACCCTGTACATCTCGCTGGAGATGCCCGCCCTGCAGGTGCGGGAGCGGGTGTACGCCGCCGAGGCGAGAGTGCCGCACCGCGCCATCCGCGAACACGACCTAACCGAGGACGACTGGCAGCGCATCGCCCGGGTGCGCCCGACGATCGTGGACGCGCCGCTGTGGATCGCGACGCCGGCCACGTGCACGATCCCGTGGATCCGCCAGCGCATGCAGACGATGGAGCGCCGCGGCACCCCGGTTCGGCTCCTGGTGGTGGACCACGTCGGGCTGATGTCGTCCGCGGGCCGGACGGAGAACCGCTACAACGAGGTCTCCGCCTACGCGCGTGGCCTGAAACTGATCGCGATGGAGTTTGACGTCCCGGTCCTGATGCTGTGCCAGGTGTCCCGGGCTGCCGGTCGTCGCGATGACGCGATCCCCCGCATCTCGGACCTGCGGGATTCCGGTGAGCTGGAGCAGTCCTCCGATCTTGTGCTGATCGTGCACCGGCCGGACTACGACGTCACCGACAAGGCAGCCGGCCACGCCCGGTCGGGCGAGGTTGACCTGTACATCGCGAAGAACCGGTCCGGCCCGCAGTGCGTGGTGACGATCGCTGCGCAGTCGCACTACACCAGGTTCGTTGACATGGCGCGTGGGTGACCGATGGACCGCGCGGCTCTGATCTCCCGCGTCTCAGCGGCCCGTGTGGAGGCCCGCGCACAGGAGCGGGCGGACCCGCTGGCGTGGATCGCGACCGGGTGCGCTCTGGCGGCTCTGGAGTCGACCCGCACCGTGGACGCGGCCCGGGCGCTGCTCGCGGCCTACGAGCGGTGGCGCGACCCCGCCCACCAGACCGCGGCACTGGCGCTGCTCGCCGAAGACGAATGAGGGCGCCCCGCCTGCTCAACCCAGGCGGGGCGCCCACCCCAGGAAACCACACCCACACACGAACACCTGAGGAGACGCCCGATGACTGACACCACCGCACTCCTGCGCCAGGCCGCCCGCGTGGCCCGCGAGGAGCCCGACGCCCGCTGGCACCCGGTCGCTGACTGGCTGGACGCCGCCGTGGCCCGACTGGAGGCCACAGTCCACCCGAGTTGGCACGACGTGGTCGAACCGCACTCTGTGGCGGTCGCCCGCGCGCTGGTGGAGCAGGAGCCGCTGCGTGCCGACGCTGAGCACCCGGTCGATCTGGAGGCCGAGATCGAGCGGCTGCGGGGCGACCTGGACGTCGCCATGAGCTTCGCGTGGATCGTGGGCGGCGAGCTGGTCCGCGTCACACGCCTCAGCGACGCCCCGGACGGCTGGGCCGTCGACGTCGAGGACCAGACGGTCGCCGTCGACCTGGACCGCACCCAGGCACTGGCCCGTGCCCGCGAGATCGCAGGGGATGCGTGATGGCGACGCTGCCCGGCATGCCCGCGCCAGTCCGCCGGCCCCACCTACTGGCACCGGCTCGACCAGGAACGGCGTCGGCGGGAGCTCGCCGAAGCGTGCGGCATGAAGACCGGGAAGACCACCAAGGCCAAGGAGAAGACTCGATGACCGCTGGCGACTGGAACTGCGTGTGTGGCCGACCGCTCGGCGACCGGTTGCACACTGAGGCCGCGCCCGGGGTGCCTGTGCCCGAGTCGATGAGGGACGGCGAGGCGCCCGACGCCGACGACCTGCGCGCCCGGATTGCTGAGGCGCTGTACGTGGCACCCGCCGAGCCCACCGACGCGGGCGAGCGGGTCGCGCGCCGCACCGCAGGCCATGACGCCGACGCCGTGATGGCCGTGGTCGGCCCCGAGCTGGAGCGGCTGCGGGTCTACCTCGACCACGCCACCCATTTCGTGTGGCAGCGCCTCGCCGAAACCGTGCCCGCCGAGGAGTTGGGGCGGATCGTCCGCACCCAGCTCATGACCCGAGACACCGACACCACGAAGGAGAAGAACTGATGGCACTGCCCGAGATCACCGTGACCGGCCGGCTCGTGGCCGACCCCGAGATGCGTTTCAGTCAGAGCGGCGTCGGCGTGCTGAGCGTCCGCCTCGCCGCCAACAGCCGCCGGAAGAACCCGCAGACCCAGGAGTGGGAGGACGGCGACACGTGGTTCGGCCGCGCGGTCGCGTTCGGGCGCACCGCGGAGGCGATCGCCGACTCCGGCCTGTCGAAGGGTGACCTCGTCACCGTCAAGGGCCGGATCAAGACGGACCAGTGGCAGGACAAGGAGTCCGGGGCGAAGCGGTCTGCGGACCAGGTCGTCATTGACGAGATCGCGCGGCCGGTCCGCGCAGCGAAGCCCGGCGGCGGCCAGTCCTCTCCGGCTCCCGGCTCCGGCTACGGCCAGCAGGGCGGGTTCGGGGCTCCGGCGGCGGACCCGTGGAGCGCGCGGCCGGCGTCCGTGGGGGCGCAGGCGGACGAGCCGCCCTTCTAGGGCCGCCATGACGCCCGGGGGTTGGCCGTGGCCCCGCCGACCCCCGGGCACCCCGAAACCCCTCAACCCATCTAGATGGCCCTGGGGTCGCCGTAGACGGGCAAACAGGGTCAAGTCGGTGAAGTACTACGCCAAGGAATTCCAAAGCCTCATAGGCCACTACAGGCCCGCGAGCACCACGAAGGGAGACGACCGGTGACCGTCTTCAAGGACCCGTACCGCCCGCGGCGATCACACCTCATCCACGCCGCCGCCCTGGTGCCGGGCGGCTACATCCTCACCGCCTGCGGGAGCTGGTGGCACCACGACGACGACACCGGCGAGTGGTACCACGACGAGCCCGCGCCGATCACCTGCAAGAAGTGCCAGCGAGAGACCGCGCAGGCATGACGGAGGCCGTCCCCGGCCCTAGCGGGGACGGCCCCACCCAACGAAACCACGAAGGAGATTCGATGAACACCCGTAAGGGCGTCCGATTCGCGGCCGTCGCCGTGGCGATGCTCGCCGCGCACGAGGTTGCCGACTACTGGGCGCAGTCCGAGCGCGAAGCGAAGCACAAAGGCGACGACTCCGCGAAGGGGCGCGTGGCCTGCGCGTCCCACGTAGCGACCTACACCGCCATCAACACCGCCGCCGTGGTCGCCGTGAACCGGTGGCTGGACCTCGGCCTGGACCCCCGCCGGATCGCCGCCGGACAGGCGGTCTCGGCGGCCACCCACTACCTCGCCGATCGGCGGGAGCCGCTCCGGCGGTTGGCCTACGCGACCGGGAATGGGCCGTTCTGCGAGATGCGGGGCGGCATGGCGCTCCTCGACCAGTCAGCGCACCGCACCGTCCTCGCCCTGGCCGCTGCGATCACCGCCGGAGGTGGACGGTGACCCGCCGCCGGGCGGTGCCGGCGCTCCCCGACCGGATCGGCGACCTGGACGTCGCCGAGTGGTCCCGGTGGGAGCCAGCCCCGATCCTCTCCCACATCGACCCGGCGTGCCCGACCTGCGCCGACCCCGGCCCCTCCGTCATCGCCGTCGGCTACATCACCGAGCTGACCAAGCGCGGCGAGACGCGGAAGATCCGCCGGTGGCACGCCGGTCGGTGCCCCGCCTGCGACGAGATGCGCATCTACGAGCGCCGCCCCACCGCCAGCCCGACCAGGTCCGGGTGGCGGGAGGTCCTGTACGGGCCGCCCCGGACCCAGACCGTGCACCTGATCGCCACCGAGGAGGACGACCGATGACCCCGACCAGGATCCAGCGCAAGCGCACCCGCGAGTACTACCGGCCGCTCGACCGCCACGACATCGCCGACGCCCTGGAGATTGAGGCCGACCGGATCGCTGACGAGCGCCCCGGACTGCCGGGACTGTCCTGACATGACGAAGGGGCCGGCGTGACGAGCGCCGGCCCCTTCAGAACCCCCTGAACCTCACCCGTATTGTACCAGTACAAACAGGGGGCATTGTGATCGCTGGGGCAATCTGTGAACTCTGCGGCCGGCCGAGCGGGGACGACGCCGCCGTCTGTACCACCTGCACCAACCGCATGGCCGACGCGCTCCGCGAGGTGCACGGCGACGCCCGGTTCCACGGGCTCGACGTCGACCTCGACATCACCGCCGCACGACAGGGCGTCGGCCACCGGCAGCCGTCCGGGCACGTGAAGGCATCCGAAGCGCCGATCCCCGTTGACCTGCGCGCCACCGAAGCCCGCGCCGTCCTCCGCTCCACCCTCGTCACCTGGGTGCGGGTCATCCTCGACGACAACCACATCGACATCCACGGCCCCACCTGCCGCCGCTGCACCCACTGGTCCTGCGGACAGATCCGCCGCTCCCGCCCGCCGGCCGACACGCTGCCCGCCATGGCGCGCTGGCTCCGCGACCGCGCCACCTGGATCCGCCACGCCCCCTACGGCCCGGAGTGCGTCGACGAGATCGTGGCCGCCGTCCGGGAAGTCCGGCGCGTCGTCGACCGGCCGACCCGCCGCGTCCCCCTCCACGTCACCTGCACCCAGATCACCCTCAACGGAGACACCCCTACGCCCTGCGGCGGAGACCTCTACGCCGTCGTCGCTGACGGTCTCGCCGCCCACGGGCAGATCCGCTGCGCGGCCGACCCCGGCCACGTCACCACGGTTACCGCCTGGGTAGCCGAGGAAGAACGTGCCGCCCGTCGCAGAGGGCGCCTAGCTGCGCACTTGACAAGCCGCGTAGCATAAGCAGCAGAGTTGGAGCAATGTCTCCAGGCAGACGAAGGCCCGGCACCGTCCATGGGACGAACCGGGCCTTTCGCATGTCACCGGTAGTACTGCTTGGTCACCTTCCGCCTAGGGATGACCACGCGGAACAGCCACCAGCAGAACCAGACGAGGCCCCACGCGCCGCACGTTAGGACCGTCAGCGTCAGGTGCACGGTGTGCGAACAACCTCCGAGGCCGCGCTGCCGATGGACGCTCTTCACTACGCGTGGGTGCAGCTGTGCTGGTGGCTGCGGTGGGTAGTACGGCGGCTGGTGGTGGTACGGCTGCTGGCCGTGCTGCCACTGCCCGTGAGGGTCCTGGTACACGACGTACCTCCTGCTCGGCGGGGGATCCGCCGCAGCGTAGCGCGCGACGCCGACCAGAACGTGTTCAGAAGCAGCCCGTGGCCGGAGGCGGCCATAGTGCGCCCGCCGGAGGTGATCGGTGAACGAGCTGGAGCAGTACTGGAAGTACGGCCGCGGCGCGCTGCGGATCCGGTGGGGCACCCCGGGCGATTTCACCCGCTGCGTCCGCGAGCTCGACGAACACGTAGGCGACGGGCGAGCCCGGCGCATATGCGCCCAATGGCACCACGACATGAACGGGTTCTGGCCCGGCGACAGGCGAAACCGGTGACCGCGTGGGCCGGTTCGGACCGGCGCAGACGACTGCCCGCGAACTGGCCGGCCCTTCGTCGCCTCGTGCTCGAACGCGACGGCCACCGGTGCACGTGGACCGAGCACGGCCAGCGATGCCCGCAGCCGGCGACCGACGTCGACCACATCTGGCCCGGCGACGACCACTCGCCGGCGAACCTCCGGTCCCTGTGCCGGGGGCACCACCAGGCCAAGTCGAGCGCCGAGGGCGGACGCGCGGCATCAGCCAAGCGGCCGAAACGCAACCGCGAACCTGAGCCTCATCCGGGAGTGACCACGCGGGTGCCGCGCGGGGAGTGAGCACGGAGACCCAGGGGAGTGACCCTCCCGCCCGGGGTCCCTTCAGACCGGAGCGTCACAGCGGCTAAGGACGTGCGTGCGGTCTGCCCGGCTTTTCCCGACCCTCGATAACTGAATGCCGCCTGTGCGCGGCTGTAGGCGCCCCTGGTTGATCCCCGGGGGAAGGAGGCCCCGAGTTCCTGGCTCGGGGCCTTCGCGTTTCCAGGAGACGACGTGAATCCCTGTCCTTACTGCGGATCGCCTATGCCGAAGACTCGCCGAGTGCAGTGCGGCGCCGATGCATGTCGACGGGCGCGAAAAGCGGACTACATGCGGCAGTGGCAGAGAGAGCACAAGGAGCAGACCGGGGCCTGGTGGAACAGCGGCGCTCGACGCGCCAAGTACCCCCGAACCTGCCTCCATTGCGGCACTCAATGGAACGCGGTCAACAAGGACGCCAAGTACTGCTCGTTCACCTGCCAGAACGCACACCAGTATGGCGAGAACCGGACGCGGAAGCAGTCGCCTGCTGAGAAGCGGCGCGCTGCCGCCGTCCGACGGGCCAAGCGGTGCGCCCGTGGCACGCGCGGTCGCACCCCGTGGGTGGTCGGCGCGTGCTCCGAATGCGGGGCCGGATTCGCCACGCAGCTCTGCGGTGCGCGGACGTGCTCACCGGAGTGCCGAAAGAGGCGAATCCGCCGACGCACCAAGGAACGCGCGGGATTCGTGACCAGGGCGACGCGACTGGCGATCTACGAGCGCGACGGGTGGATCTGCCAGCTCTGCTCCGAACCGGTCGACCCCGACCTTCCGTACCTGGACAACTGGGCCGCGTCGCTGGACCACATCGTGTGCCAGGCGTGGACGGACGAGCCGGACCACTCCCCGGAGAACCTGCGCCTGGCGCACCGCTGGTGCAACTCGGTGCGCGGCGACGAGACCTACTACGAGACCAGCGTCCTGGCCGCGGCGTGAAGGGGGTGCCTGATGTCCACCCCCGAACCCCCCGCGAACCTGTCGGCCGCCGGCCTGGCCCTGTGGTCCTCGATCGTCCCGACATACGAGCTGCGCGCCGACGAGGTGCGCCTGCTGCACGACGCCTGCCGCCAGGCCGACATCGTGCAGCGCCTGGAGGACGAGCTCGCTGATTCGCCGCTGATAGTGAAGGGCTCCCAGGGCCAGCTGGTGGCCTCCCCGCTGGTGTCGGAGGTACGGCAGCACCGCACGGTCCTGGCTGCTCTGCTGAAGGCGCTGAAGCTTCCGGACACGCCGGCGGGCACGAAGCAGAAGTCGGCGCGCACCTCGGAGCAGGCGCGCGCGGCGGCCCGGGCGCGGTGGGGCAAGCGGGACGCGGGATGAGCGCGCCGTGCCTGGTGGTCGGCGACCAGAGGATTCCGCTGGCCGCGGACGGGCTGCCGGAGGGGATGCCCTCGGACCACGGCGTGCCGACGCTGGGCTGGGGTGTGCTGGCGTGGGGCGAGGAGTTCCTGGCGCAGCCGGACGGTGACCGTGCGGGCGACCCGTGGCAGTGGACGCCGACGCAGGCCCGACTGATCGCGTGGTGGTTCGCCGTGGACCGGACCGGTCGGTGGCTGTTCCGCCGCGGGCAGATAGTGAAGCCGAAGGGTTCCGGCAAGTCTCCGCTCGCGGCGGCGCTGTCGTGCTGCGCCTTGGCCGCCGACGTCGTGTTCGACGGGTTCGACGCCGCGGGCGAGGCAGTGGGGCGCCCGCACCCGTCGCCGCACGTGCAGCTGGCTGCGGTGTCGCAGGACCAGACCGACAACACCATGTCGCTGGTGCTGTCGATGCTGCGCGACGGCGAGGCCGCGGACGCCATCCCCGGCCTGGATCTGGGGTTGACGCGGGTGCGGACCCGCAACGGCAAGCTGGAGCCCGTCACCGCGTCGGCGCCGTCCCGCGAGGGCCAGCGGTTGACCGACGCGATCCTCGACGAGCCGCACCTGTGGACCAACTCCAACGGCGGGGTGCGCATGGCCGCGACCCTGCGCCGGAACCTCGGCAAGATGAACGGCCGGAGCTTGGAGACCACGAACGCGTGGACGCCGGGCGAGGAGTCGGTGGCGGAGCAGACCGCCATCTACGCCGACAAGATCGCCTCCGGCGACGCGGTCGACCTCGGACTGATGCGCTACCACCCGCAGGCGCAGGTGCGCGACCTCGGCGACCCCGACGAACTGCGCGCCGGCCTGGTCGAGCTGTACGCCGACGCCCCGTGGGTGGACGTCGACCGGGTGATCGCGGAGATCTACGACCTTGGCACCCACCCGGCGGACGCCCGCAGGTTCTACCTGAACCAGGTCGTGACCGCCGAGGACGGACTGGTGTCCCCGGTCGACTGGGACGCGTGCCGAGTCGACGACCGGCTGGAGGCCGGCGACCGCATCGCCCTCGGTTTCGACGGCAGCATCCGCGACGACGCCACGGTGCTGATCGCGTGCCGGGTCGAGGATCGACTGTTCTTCCCGCTGGGGATGTGGGAGCGCCCGGACGGCCCGGCCGGAGAGGGTTGGGAGGTCGACCGGGAAGCGGTCGACGAGGCAGTGCACGCCGCGTTCGAGCTCTACGAGCCGCTCGCGTTCTTCGCGGACGTGGAGCACTGGGAGTCCTACATCGACGCGTGGACCCGCGAATACCGCGAGCGGCTGCTAGTCAAGGCGTCGCCGCGGGAGCCGATCGCCTGGGACATGCGCGGCCGGCTGCAGCAGTCCACGCTCGCCAACGAGCGCCTGGTCGCCGCAGTGGTCGACGGCAAAATCCGCCACACCGGCGACGTGCGGCTACGCCGCCACGTCCTCAACGCGCGCCGGCGTCCGAACCGGTACGGGATCTCGTTCGGTAAGGACCGGCGGGGGTCCCGCCACAAGGTGGATGGGTGGGCGGGCTGTCTGCTCGCGGACATGGCGCAGCACGAACTCGAAGCGTCCGGCAAGAACCGCACGGTCGACCGGAGGGTGGTGGTGTTCCGGTGACCGATCTCGACACCCTGAACGCCCTGCTGGAGAAGATCGACACCCAGGCGCCGAAGCTGGAGCGTCTCGATCGGTATTACCGGGGTGGGCAGCGGCTCGCGGCGATCGGGCTCGCACTGCCGCCGGAGATGGAGCGCCTGCAGACGGTCATCAACTGGCCGGCGCTCGCCGTCGACTCGTTGGAGGAGCGCCTCGATGTTGAGGGGTTCCAGCTCGGCGGCGACACCTCGGCGGATGAGCGGCTGTGGGACTGGTGGCAGGCCAACGACCTCGACGAGGAGTCCTCACTCGCACATCTGGATGCGCTGGTGCTCGGCCGTTCCTACGTCACCGTGTCGACCGGCGAGGCTGCTGACGACCCGCCGGTGATCACGGTGGAGTCCGCGCGGACCATGGCCGTGAACATCGACCCGGCCACCCGCCGGATCGCCGCTGCGGCGCGGGTGTGGGAGCGCGACGAGACCGACCAGCCGTCCGGGGCGGTGCTCTACCTGCCGGGGCGCAACGTCTACTGGCGGCGGTTGAATGGCCGGTGGGTGGTCCAGTCCGATGACCGGTTCGCGCTCGACGAGGTCGCGGTCGTGCCGTTGGTGAACCGCGCCCGTCTGGCGCACCGCCATGGGGTGACGGAGATGCGCGACGTGATGGCGTTGACGGACGCCGCATGCCGCTCGCTGACGAACCTGCAGGCTGCGCAGGAGATGCTCGCTGTCCCGCAGCGCTACGTGCTCGGGGCGACGCAGTCGGATTTTCAGGACCCGGACGGCCAGCCGGTGCCGGTGTGGGAGGCCTACATCGGCCGTTTCCTGGCGCTGGGCAACGAGGGCGCGAAGGTCGGCCAGTTGCAGGGCGCTGACCTGCGGAACTTCACCGAGGTCATCAACCACTACGCGAGGTTGACGGCGTCGGTGACGGGGTTGCCGCCGCACTTCCTCGGCCTGAGTACAGACAACCCGGCCAGCGCGGACGCGATCCGCTCCAGCGAGGCCCGGTTGGTGAAACGGGCGGAGCGCCGCGCGCGGGCGTTCGGCGAGGCATGGGAACGCGTCATGCGGCTGGCTCTGCGCGTGGTCGGTGACGACGACGCGGCGGCGCGGCGGATGGAGACGGTGTGGCGTGACCCGTCGACGCCGACGTATGCGGCCCGCGCGGACGCCGTCGTCAAACTGTTCCAGGCCGGTCTGTTGCCGCAGGAGGCGGCGTGGGAGCAGATGGGGTGGTCGCCGGAGTACCGGCGCCACCTGCGGTCGCTTTCGGATTCCGACCCGGCGGTGCGGTTCCTCGAACTCGACCAAGCCTCGCGGTCGCCGACTGGGACGCCGGTTGATGAGGTGTCGGCGTGACGCCGCAGGAACGGCAGCGCCAGCGCGCGGTGATCGCTCGCGCGCTGCGGGCGGTGCTGCTGCCGATGCTGCGCCTGGGTCTGCGGCCCCGAATGACGAACACGGAGTGGGCGGCGCTGGTGGAGGCCGCCTACCCGGCGGTGTACCGGGCCCGGATGGACTACTGGCGGCTGGCTGAACGGGCGTACCGGGACGAGCGGGACCGCGTCCTCGACGAGGACTCGCCGATCGAGTTCCCGCGCCGGAACTATCCGCCGGAGGCGCTCGACGCCGGCCTGCGGGAGATGGTCCGGCCGCGCCTGGATGCGCTGGACGAGGATGACCCGGTTCCGACTGTGGTGGTGGAGGAGGCTGTGGCGGTGGCGGACCGGCACGCCCGGGACGGCGGCCGGCAGGGCATCATCGACGCGGCCCGGCACGACCGGCGCGCCCTCGGCTACGCCCGTCGGCTCACCGGCGCCTACAACTGCGCGTTCTGCACGATGCTCGCCTCGCGCGGTCCGGTGTACCGCTCGGTGAGCTCGGCGTTGATCCGCCACATCGGCCGCGGCCGGAACGCCGTGCCGACCGGCGAGCCGTTCCACGATCACTGCGACTGCGAGGTGGTCCCGGTGTTCCGAAGGAACGACTGGGAGGGCCGCGACCAGTACCTGGAGCTGTCCCGCATGTGGGACGAGCACGCGAACGGCACCCTCGCCGACTGGCGCCGCTACCTCGACCAGCGCCAGCGCGAACAGCAGGACGAGGGCGCCCGGCAGGCCGCGTGACCCCACCAGACCACCCCGGAGCCGCGATGGTGCCGGGGTTTTCCGCGCGCCCCGACATGGGGCCCGCACCGTCCGACCCGACACGGGAGCAACACATGTCTGACGACACCACCAGCGCCGACGCCGCAGTGGGCGTCACCGGCGAGCCGGCCGCCGACACGGAGGCCGCCGTCGAGACTCCGCGCGCGGAGAAGGACTGGCAGGTCGAGGCCGCCAAGTGGAAGGCCCTGGCCCGCAAGCACGAAGGCCGCGTCAAGGAACTCGCGCCGGCCGCGGAACGCCTCCGCGAGCTGGAGGACGCCCAGAAGAGCGAGCTGGAGAAGCTCCAGAGCTCGTATGAGGAGGCGCTCGGCGCCGCGTCCCGCGCCCAGCACGAGCTGTGGCGCGAGCGTGCCGCCCGGAAGCACGGGCTCGACGACGACCTCCTGAAGTTCCTCACGGGTGAGTCCGAGGACGAACTCCTCGAAGCTGCCCAGGTCCTCGCTTCCAAGCTTGCCGCCCGCGCTGAAGCGGAGAAGCCGAAGCCGGGCCCGGCGCCGGACCCGACCCGCGGCCAGTCACCGCCCGGCGGCGGGAGCACCGCCGACCAGTTCGCAGCCCTATTCGCCAAGTAGCCCCGTCGAGGGGCGTGTGCCCCTGACCAATCCCGGGGGCGAGAGAGGAGGCCCGCGATGGCGGGTATCGACATCAACCGCACCACGCAGGGGGTCTACCTGCCCCCGGCCGTCTCTTCGGAGATCTGGCAGGACGCCCAGGAGGCGTCCATTGTCATGCAGCTCGCCCGGCGGATCGACATCCCGGGCAGGGGCGTGTCCATCCCGATCATCACGGGCGACCCGACGGCCGAGTGGGTGGCGGAGACCGACGAGAAGCCGGTCAGCCGCGGCACCCTGTCCAACAAGACGCTGACGCCGTACAAGCTCGCGGTCATCGAACCCTTCAGCATGGAGTTCCGGCGCGACTTGCCGACGCTGTACAGCGCGCTGCGGGGCCGGTTGGTGGGCGCGATCGCGCGCCTGTTCGACGAGACCGTGCTGTTCGGGCCGTCCCCGGGGACGGGGTTCGACACGCTGGCCGGCGTGCCGGAGATCGACCTGTCCGGCGGGTTCTACGACGGCCTGGTGCAGGCGATTGTGGACGTGTCCGCCGCGAACGGCGACGTGTCCGCGTGGGTTTTCGACGGGTCCGGCGAGGGGCTGGCGCTGCAGGCCAAGGACAACACTGGCCGGCCGCTGTTCATCAGCAACTTGCAGTCGGAGGGCCGGTCGATCGGCACTCTGCTCGGCCGCCCGGCCTACAAGTCCCGGCACGTCAGCGACGGAACGGGCACTGTCGGGTTCGCGGGCGACTGGTCGTCGGCGATGTATGGCATGGTCACCGGCATCAGCATCAGCGAATCCGACCAGGCGACGCTGACCGACTCCGACGGGACCGTCCTCAACCTGTGGCAGCGGAACATGTTCGCCATCAGGGCTGAGCTGGAGATCGGGTTCGCCCTCCGTGACGAGGACCGGTTCGTCCGGCTCACCAACGGCGGTTCCTGACCTGGGAGGGGGCGGCGATGGCATACGCGACCGTAGGAGACGTGCAGGCTCGTCTGGGCCGCCCCCTCACGCCCGAGGAGGAGCAGCTCGCGGCGACGCTGCTGGACGACGTCGAGGCGATGATCCGGGCGCGGATCCCGAATCTCGACGCGCGAGTGGTGGCGAACGAGAACTACCGGGCGCTCGTGGTGATGGTCGAGGCCAACGCCGTGATCCGGGTCCTGAAAAACCCCGAGGGGTACCGGCAGGAGACCGAGGGCAACTACTCCTACTCGCTGAACGTGGCGGCGGCGGCCGGCTACCTGCTCGTGCTCGACTCCGAATGGGCGCTGCTGGGGGCGTCGCGGGGGGCGTGGACGATCGCGCCGGTGGTCCGGTCGGGCGCTGGGTGTCCGCCGGATCCGTGGGTCCCGGGGCGGTGCTGGCCGTGAGCCTGCTCGACTCCGGCGCCGAGCTGGTCGAGATCTACCCCCAGGTGCTCACCACGGACGACCTCGGCAACGAGGTGTGGGCGCCCGCAGACGATCCCGTCGTGATCCGGTGCAGCATCCAGCCGGTCACCTCCGACGAGCTGTCGGCGGTCGGCCAGGACCTCGTCACCACATACCGGCTGATCGCCCGGACTGCGCCGCTGGGTCCGTGGGCGCGGGTCCGCTGGGTGAACAACGCCAACACGTGGTGGGACGTGATCGGAACGCCGCGCCGCTACGGCATGTCGCCTCGGACAGCGCACGTGGACGCGCTGCTCCGCCAGCGCAAGGACCCGCAGGATCCGCCTGACGAAGGGGGTAGTGATGGCGCAGGTGTTTCGCGACGTGGACCGGATCGTGGCGCACGAGGTGCAGCCCGCAGTGGTTGAGCGCGCCGAGATCCTCGCCACCCGGGCCCGGACCCGTCTCGCGCAGCACCGGGAGTCCGGCCGGGCACGCATCGAGGTCATCCGCGGCCGGAGGTCGGACGCGTTCGTGGAGCTGGTTGACGACGGCCCGGACGGGAACGCGGTGGCGATCGAGTACGGGCGCACCGGCTCGCGCGGCCGTGGCGCGTCGCAGGGGGTGTACGCGCTGCACTACGCGATCGGGATGGCGCCGGATGGCTAGGCTGCTGCCTCGCGTCGACGCGCTGCTGGTGGGGATCCTCCGGCCGGCGCTCGGCCCCGGCGTCACCGTTGGGACGAGGATCCCCGATCAGATGCCGTTGCCGTTCGTGATGGCGCGGCGCGCTGGCGGGGCGTCGATCCACCCCCGGTTCCTCGACCAGGCGCTCGTGGACGTCCAAGTGTGGGCCGGTTCCGACGCCGAGGCCGAGGGTCTCGCCCAGGCCGTCCGCGACGCGCTGTACGAGGCGTCAACGACGCCGCAGGTGATCGTGCCGGGGATGGGTTACCTCTCGTGGTTCGCCGAGCAGGCCGCTCCGGTCCTGCTCCCGAGCGACACCGAGGACCACAACGTGTACCGCTACCAGGCCACATACCAGATCAACACCCGTCCCGACCTGGACTGACAATGGAGGCATAGCTCATGGCGCTTGACGATGGCGCGCTCGTAGTCCCCGGCGCGGGGCACATCTATTTCGACCGCACCGGCACGGCCACCCGTCCGACCGACCCCTACGACCCGGGCCCGCTGCTGGAGGAGGTCGGCAACACGACCCGCGAGTCGCCTCTGACCATCAACCAGGAGGGCGGCGAACGCACCACACTCCCGACCTGGCAGAACAGCGCGGCCCGCGAGGCCGTGTCCCCCATCACGCATCAGTTCGCGTTCACCCTGCTGCAGTGGGACGAGTCGACCTACGAGTTGTACTACGGGCAATCGACCATGGATGGCGACTACTACAACGTCTCCAAGGGCACGCCGGTCCCGGTCGAGGGGTGTATGTACATCCGAATCGATGACGGGAGCGCGTTCGCGGATTTCTGGATCCCGCGCGCCTCGGTGCTGCGGGTGGACAACGTTGAGCTTGACCCGGAGAACCTCAGTGGGTACCCCGTGGGCGCCACCGTCCTCGGAGCCTCCGAACTCGACTACCTCTTCCAGATCGGCGCGAAGCGCGCCGGAACCGGCTCCTGATGCTCCCGGCGCGTGGGACTGCGGACCCCCGCGCGCCGGGTCCCACCCCTGGTCCGCCCCCTGTTGGAGGTCCGCATGGCCAAGATCGACCTGTCCCAGCTACAGAAGCCCGAGAGCGCCGGAACCGTCATCGTCATGCCGGAGGGCGCGCAGGTGTGCCAGGGGCGCGGACCGCGACCGCAACTCGTTCTCGCGCTGGTCGACAATCTGCCGGCGGACTCCGCGTTCGCGGCGAGCGCGGCGGCGGAGCACACCCGCTCCGAGGTGGAGGAGTGGCGGACCTGGCAGTCGGGCCTGCAGGGCAACCTACTGCTCGCTGAGTTGATCGACCGCCAACGTGAGAACACCAAAGCGCAGGTCGGGAAGAAGTACCGGTTCAAGCCGCACCCCCGGCCCGGTGAGAAGAAGAAGGCCCGGGTGATCACGGTCGCCGAACTCAACCAACGCGGCCTGCGCCCCGTCCCACCAGCTGCATAGCGAATCAGGCGAGGGGGTGATCCCTCGTGGCAGGTCCCGGTGGGCGCACAGTCGGCCGCGTCAACGTCCGTGTGGCTCCCGACACGTCCCGGTTCCGTCGTGACCTGATGGGCGACCTGGAGCGGCTGGAGCGCACCCTCACCGTCACCATCCCCACCAGGCTCAACACGCAGCGGTTGTCGCGGGACGCGGCGCGGGTGCATGCCGACCTCAACCGGCAGCTTAGCGACGTCGACGTCAACGTGAACCTGCGCACTGCGACCGCCAGCCGGCAGATCGACCGGCTGGCCCGCGACCGCACCGTCAACGTCGAGGCCGACGTCGATCGGCCGTCGCTGGCGCGGGCGCAGTCCGCGCTGTCCCGGCTCGGCAACGCCCTGTCGGGGCTGCGGGGCGGCGGTGGGGATCCGGAGCGGCGCTGGGAGATCGCGGGCCTGTCCAGCCTCGCGGTCGCCGCCTCTGCTGCGGTGGTGCCGGTGGTGCAGCTGGGGGCGGCGCTGGCGCCGCTCGCCGGCGCGGTCGCCGCCCTCCCGGCGGTGGCGGCGTCGACGGGGGCTGCGTTCGCGACGCTGCGGGTTGCGACGCTCGGCGTGGGCGACGCGATCTCGGCCGCTGTCGAGGGCGACGCCGAGGAGCTCGCCGAGGCCCTGGAGAGGCTGAGCCCTGCCGCGCGGTCGTTCGTCGGCGAGGTGCAGGCGCTCACGCCTGCGTTCCGGCGGCTGCAGCAGTCCACGCAGGAGGCGTTTTTCGCCCAGCTGCAGGGTGACCTGACGGAGATGTCCGCGCGGCTGCTGCCGTCGCTGCAGCGGGGCATGGTCGATGTCGCGGATGCGATGGGCGGGGGCGCCTCGCAGCTCGCGGAGTTCGCGAGCAGCGCTCAGGCGGTGCAGTTCGTCGACGAGACGTTCGCGTCGACGGCGACTGCGATCCGCAACGCGGAGGGCGCACTACCCGCGTTCCTGTCAGGACTGGCCTCGATCGGCAGCGAGGGCCTGCCCTACGTGGAGCGGCTCGGTGGCGCGATCGACGACGCCGCGGAGCGGTTTCGGGCGTGGGCTCAGGAGGCAGCCGAGTCCGGGCGCGTCACCGAGTGGATCGACGGCGCGATCGCGGCGTTCTCCCAGCTCGGGAGCATTGCGGGCAACGTCGCTGGGATTCTCGGTTCGATCTTCGAGGCTGCGGGTGACGGCGGGATCCTCGCCACGATCGAGGGCCTGACCGGCGGCCTCGACGACTTCTTGGCCAGCGCGGAGGGCATGCGGGCGCTGGAGGGCATCTTCGCCGGCCTGACAGACCTGGGGGAGGCGCTCACCCCCGTCCTCGGCGCGGTGCTGACCGGAGTCGGCACCCTCGCGCCCGTCGTCGGACGGCTCGCCGAGGCGCTGGGGCCGGTGCTCACCGACGCCATCAACGGCCTCGTCCCGGCGCTCGCCGAACTCGAACCGGGTCTCACGGCGCTGATCAACGGGCTCGGCGGCGCCGTCGACGCGCTGGTGGAGTCCGGGGCGCTGGAGCTGCTCGGCACCGCGCTCAGCGACATCATGGTCGCGCTGGAGCCGCTGATGCCGGTGCTCGGCCAGCTCGCCGCGCTGCTGGCTGGCGCGCTCGCCGAGGCGTTGATCATCCTCGCCCCGCATCTGGCCACCCTCACCGAGGCGCTCGCCGAGGCGCTCGCGCCCGTCCTCCCTGACCTCGCCGAGAGTTTCGGCGAGCTGCTGGAGGCGCTGGAGCCGCTGATCCCGCCGCTGGTGGAGGACCTGCTGCCGGTGATCGAGCTGCTGCCTGACCTGCTGCTGCTCACCGCGGAGCAGACCTCCTCCTGGGCTGACATCCTGGAGCGCCTGACCCCGGTGATCCTGTGGCTGATCGGCAACCTGGGGCGCGCGATCGAGGTGATCACCACCCTGGTGGGGTGGGTGCTGCGCATCGTCACCCGGCTCTACCAGCTGCGGGACTCGGCGGAGGAGGTCGGTGTCGCCATCGGCACCGCGGCGCGGCGGATGCACGACCGGCTCGTCGCCGCCGTAGCGGGCGCCATGCGCTACCTCCAACAGCTCCCGGGCCGGATCATGTCCGCGTTCAACGGGGCACGGCGCTGGCTCGTCAACGCGGGCCTGAACCTGGTCTACGGGCTGATGGACGGCATCAACCGCGCGGTGGGCGCGCTGTGGCGGCAGGTCTCCCGCATCGCCCAGGGCGTCCGGGATTTCTGGCCGTTCTCGCCCGCGCGTCGGGGGCCGCTGCGAACGCATCCGATGGACCGGGCCGGACGCAACCTCGCGACGATGCTGGCCGACGGCATGACCCAGGGCGAAACTCTGGTGGCCTCGGCCGCGTCCCGGCTCGCCGGCGCCGCGGTCCTCCCCGACCTCGCCAGCGACGTCGCCATCAACGCCTCAGCCGAACGCGCGGCCGGGCAGGGCGACCGCCTCGGCGCGTTGGCTGCCGCGGTGGAGGCGCTCGCCGGCCGAGACGTCGTCCTCGTCGTCGACTCCCAGGAGATCGCCCGCGCAACCGAACGCGGCCAACGCCAGCTCGCGAGGAGGTGAGACGGTGGCCCTGTCGCTGTACCTGACCGACCGTTCGGCCGCCGCCGGCGGGGCGACGTCCTCGACCCCGCTGCGCTCCACCGGCCGCTACGTATCCACGACCGTCGTGACCGCCACCCTGCTCGCCGACACCGCAGACGGCGCCACCGACTACCGGTGCATCGGCGCGTTCACCAGCACCTCCGTGGCCGGCGTGACCGTGACGGTCACCGGCCCCGGCCTGCAGCTGGCACCAGACCCCACCCCCGCCTCCGACGACCTGTCCACCGCGGAGCAGGCACTCGTGACCGCGTCAGTGTCGGAGCCACCGCCGGCGTCGGTGACCGGGTGGAGCTCGACGGCGACGGTCGGCGCGCTGGGCGAGTGGCAGGTCCGCGGCGTGTGGCTGCGCCGCACCCCCACCGGCACCCCGGGCAGCAAAACCGCGACGCTCACCGTCGCGGCACCCGGGGAGACCTCCGTCGCCTACACCCTCTCGTGGGTCGAGCCGGCCGCGGTCCCCGAACTGCCGCCCGCGACCGCGCCGCCGCTCACCGACCTGTGGATCGGACCGCTCGGCGCACTGCGTCGAATCGGTGAGCGGCCCCGGGAGTGGGCGCGGCCCCGCGCACTCGCCGGCGTCACCGACCTGTACACCCTCACCGGATCCGGGACCCTCGTCACCGCCACCTCGTCGGGGGTGCGGTACGCGTGCGTGCAGGGCACCGCCGAGGGCGACGTCCTCACTTGGCGGCACCCCTACCACGGCGACGCCGGCTGGCCCGTCGCCCCCGGCATGCCCGTGTACCTGCGGCTCGCCACCACCGGCGCTTCCACCATCTACCCGGGTGCGCGACTGCGGCTCCTCTTCGCGGACCAATCCGGGGCGCCGCTCGGGCGCGCCACCTCGACGGCCGGCGCCGGGGAGGTCTCCGCCGACGCCCCACCTGGAGCCGTCCTGGTCTCCGCCCAGGCCGTCCTGGACACCTCCTCGGCGGTGCGCGTGATCGGCGCGGCCGAACTATCCTACGCCCCGCCCACGGGCGGACTCCCGCCGCTCGGGGACGGCTGCCCGACCTACAGCATCACCAGCATGGACGACGCCCCGTCATGGCTGCCCTACCGCTCGATCGGCCTGGAGATGGTGGAGGTGAGGTCGAATGCGACCCGCTGACCCCGACCTCGTCGACGCGCTCGCGGCCGGCGAGCGCCGCTACGCCGCGCAGGTGCGGCTCGGCGGCGTCGACGTCACCGACGAGGTGGCCGAGTGGTCCGTGGATCGCGGCTACGACACCGGGCTGCCCGCCTCCGTAGCCGCGCCCATCGGCTCCTCGGCCGCGCAGGCGCAGATCACCCTAGCCGGGTCCGGGACGCAGACCGCCGCGCAGCGCTACTCCCCGTGGGCGCCCCGCGCGGCCGCGGACATCACCCGCCCCGGCCAGTCCGCCGTGCTCGCGTGGGGCCTGGAGGAGCAGCAGTTCCAAACGCTGCGCGGCCGGGTCCGGACCATCGCGGCGGACTCCCGCGCCGGTACCGCTCAGGTGACCGCGCTGGACGGCGCTGAGCTGCTGCGCGGGCGGGCGTGGCTGCCACCGGCGGTCGCCCCGTCCCTCTACGGGATCAAGGCGGCATGGTGCGTTGACCACGCGCTGCGCATGTCGGGGATCTACACCTCGCCGCCGCCGCGCGCGAACCCGATCTTCTACGCCAGCATGTTCGGCAGCGTCGAGGCCAACCTCGGGATGCGGATGTCGTCCAGCGGCTCGCTCGGCTACGACCCGGCACGCTCGCCGTGGAACTCCGGCCCCTACGTCAGCTCTGGCCAGTGGTCGGTGACGTGGGCGCCGCAGCGGCGGACGCTCTCGCAGCAGTCCACGCTCCAGGTGGACTGGTGGTTCTACAGGCGAAACACCTCGGACAACGCCTTGTCCCAGGTTGAGCTCGTGTGGCGGCAGACCGAGACGTCCACACCGACCACCGTGACCCTGTCGTATGACCCGGCCGCACGCGCCATGCGCGCCGCAGTGGACGGCGGCGCCACCACGTGGACGCTGCCGACCAGCGTCAACCAGGCCGGCCGGTTCAAACTGTCGTGGCAGATCGCCATGACCACCACCTCGGCCGCGACGCAGGTCCGCGGGTGGCTGTACCAGCCCAACGGCGCCCTGTATGCCTCCCCCACCTACAGCGGCGCCGCCCCCGTCTGGGGGCTGCTCCACACCATCACCGCGACCTCAGCAGCACCCATGGAGTGCGTTGGGGTGGCCCGGGTGTCCGGCACGGTGCCCGTGGTGGAGACGTGGCAGCGCGCCGCCGTCGTCGACCTGATGGAGTTCGCGTCGCCGCCCGGCAACTCCCAGTACGGCCTCGACGTCCTGCCGGACGTGTCGGGGACGTGGTGGGACATGCTCCGCTCCATCGCGCAGGCCAACCTCGCCTACATGGGGTGGGACGAGGACGGCGTGTTCCGCTTCAGGCGGTACGAGTTCGTCACCCCGGACAGCTCCGGCGTCACCCCGAACCTGACTGTCACCGCCGCCCGCGAGATCGCCGACGTCACGGTGTCCGAGGAGATCGACGGCGTCGCCAACATGGTCCAAGTCGGACTAGAGGTGCAGGGGCGGGCGACCACGCCGACGCAGTCCTACACGCACGGGTCGGTGACGACCATCCCCGGCAGCGGCTCGGTCTCGGTGACACCGGACCTGTCGCAGCGCGCCCAGGCGATGCGCACCCCGATGCTGTACACCGCCTCGACGCTGCCGACCTCGGGACCATCCGCCGTCAAACTCATCACTGCGGCGGGCGCGATCGCGCCGGTAGAGATCGAGATGACCTGGGACACCGGCGCGCCCGTCGTCACCTACCACAACCGTTCTTCGACGGCCGCCTACGCCGCCCTCGACACGGGCCTGTCCGCGCCCAGCCTGCGGCTGGCGTGGGCGCAGCCGTCCTCCACCACGATGCTGCCCGTCACCCGCACCGACGCGACGTCGATCGCCCGCTACGGCGTCCAGGCTCTGGAAATCGGTGTCAGTCCGTGGGTGCAGAACGCGTTCTGGGCCGACAACCTCGCGTTGCGGTTGATCACCTGGACGGCCGCCTCGATCCCGCTGACTGGCGCGGTCGAGATCCTGCCCGACCCGCGTCTGCAGCTCGGCGACGTCGTCCAGATCATGGACCCGACCGGTTCCATGATCAGCGGGAACTTCCGGGTGCTCGGCTACCAGGTACACGGCTCCGGTTCGTCTGTGACGATGAGCGTCGACGTGCGCCCGCTCTACCGGCCCGCCCCGCCGGCCGACGCCGGGCTGACGCCGGACCCGATCACCGACCCCGCAGCCGCACCCCCCATCAATGGATAGGAACCCCCATGTCCGAGCCCGGCCAGGTCATCGACGGACCTCTCATCCCGGATCCCGAGCCGCAGCGCCCCGAACCTCCGACGTGGACCCCACCGCCCGGCAACGACGTCGAGGTGCCACCCCCCACCGGAGAGCCCGAACCGGCGCCGACCCCCGAGGAGCCCGAACCGCCCGACGAGGCCGCGTAGAGCGAGGGGGGTGGCGAGTGGCTGACGAGCCGAGCGTGTGGGAGCTGCACCGCACGATGACGGACATGCGCGGGGACCTCAAGGACGGCCTGGCACAGATCAACGCACGCCTTGACCGGGTCGTCTCCAACGAGCTGTTCGCGTCGTACCAGTCGGCGGTGGACCGCCGGTTCGGCGAGCTGGAGAAGGATGTCGCAGCCTTACAAGAGCAGCACCGCGGCGACGTGGACAGGCTCCGCGCGGACGTCTCCGCCCAGGTGTCCGCCGTCGAGACCCGTCAGCACGCGGCCGACGAACGCCGCGCCGGCGACCGCCGGTTGGTGTTCACCGCCCTCATCGCCCCCGCTCTCCTCATCCTGCTGCAGGTCGTGCTCGCTGTGTGGGGAGCGGGGCCGTGAGCCGCCGCAGAGGTCGCTGGCCGTGGAACGCGTCTCCGACTGCGCGACAGCTCGGGTTCGCCGTACTGGTGTCGATGGCGTTCGTCGTCGTGCTCGGGCTGATCCAGGTCAACGCGGTCGCGCTCCGTCAGGCCACTCGGGACATGGACGCGCTCGCCCGCCAGGTGGAGCAGCTCGGCGGGACCCCAGTCGTCACGCCAGCGCCCGCACCGCTGCAGGGCCCTCCCGGGGAGACCGGGCCGCGCGGCTGGCCCGGCAGGGACGGCTCGCCCGGCCCCTCTGGCCCCGCAGGCGAGGACGGCCGGGACGGCATCGACGGCGAACCGGGCCCGATCGGCCCCACAGGTCCCCAAGGACCCATCGGGCCGCAGGGCGAACGCGGCGAGCAGGGGCCGCCAGGCCCACCCGGACCGCCAGGGCCGTCCGGTCCACCTGGACCCGCAGGCGAACCAGCCCCGGCGCCCACACCGACTTAGGAGAAGATCATGCCCGCGATCATTCCGCGCGCCTCGTGGGGCGCGAGGGCCCCCAGATCCAGAGCCACCGTGAACTGGACGCAGCGAACCGAGTTCGTCGTCCACCACTCCGAAGGCCCCGCCACGCAGACTCCCAAGGCGATCCAGAATTTCCACATGGACAGCCGCGGGTGGGCAGACCTGGGCTATAACTTCCTGATCTCCGCCGATGGCCGCATCTACGAGGGCCGCGGCTGGCTGGTCGTCGGCGCGCACGCCCCGAACCACAACACCTCCGGGATCGGCGTGTGCCTGATCGGTTCCTACACGAAGACGCTGCCGACGGCCGCAGCGCTGGAGTCGCTGCAGTGGCTGTACGCCGAGGCGAACCGGCGCAAGGGTTCAGCGCTGCGCATTCGACGGCACCGTGACGTGACCTCGACCGACTGCCCTGGCGGCGCGCTGGCGTCGTGGGTGTCGGCGAACCTCGGCAAGACCTCCAGCACTCCGACGGGAGAAGGCGACATGGTGGGACTCAAGCAGGGCGACAGCGGCGAGAGAGTGAAGTTCCTGCAGGAGCTGCTGCGCGCGGGTGGGCATGACCTCGGGCCGGCGGGGATCGACGGCGAATACGGCCCGGCCACCTCCCGCGCCGTGCTCGCGGCCCGGAAGGCGGAGGGCAGCAAGCAGGACTTCGGCGACCGGATCACCGGTGCTGCCGCGAAGCAGATTCTCTCCCAGTTCATCAAGTCCCACCTCTGATGGTTCATCGAGCAGACAAGGAGGCCGCCGTGGCCCGCATCGAAACGAAGGTCGCCGCCGCTACCATCACGGGCGCGGCCGTCACCGTCCTCGTGTACGTGTGCAGCCTGTTCGGGCTGGACGTCTCGGAGGCCGTTGCCGCGGCGGCCGTCACTCTGCTGGCCGGACTCGCCGGCTACCTCGCCCCGCACACGCCGCGCCCTGACGGTTCCTGATGCCGACCTCGGACGCCGAGGGTAAGCCGTGGGCGCGCGCCCGGATCGTCGCCGCGAACCCCAAGGTCGTGGTGGACGTCGGCGCGGGTGACGGCACGTACTCCCGGCTGGCCCGCGCGGACACGGACGCCCGCTGGGTGGCGGTGGAGGCGTGGGGCCCCTACGTCACGCAGTACTCCCTCGGCGAGTTGTACGACGAGGTCGTGCTCGGCGACATCCGCCACATCGACCTCGACACGGTCGCGCATGAACCCGACCTCGTCATCGTCGGCGACATGCTGGAGCACCTGCCGGCCGACGAGGTCCCGGTGCTCGTGCGGCGCCTGCAGGGCTGGGCGCGTCGGCTCCTCGTGTCGGTCCCGGTGCTGCACCTGGAGCAGGGCGCGGTTGGAGGCAACTGGTTCGAGCGTCACCTGTCCGAGTGGAGCTTCGAGGCGATGCTCGACGTGCTCGGCGCCGGTGTCACCGAGTCGATCTGCGGTGACGTGCTGGCCTACTACCTGTGGGAGAGGAGCTGAGGTGCGCGTCGTCGCGCTCGTCCACTACTACGTTCCCCGGTACATGGCGGGAAGCGAGGTGATGCTGCACGCGATGCTCCGCGCGGTCGCCGACGCTGGGCACGAGGTGGAGGTCGTCGTCACGGAGCACCAGCGCGGCCCCGACGAGTACACGCATGAGGGGGTCCGGGTGCAGTGCGCCGGCCGACGGGGCGTGGTCGACCTGTTGGACGGGCTGGCGCCGGACGTGCTCGTGAGCCATCACCAGGAGGCTCCGCACGCCGCCCACTACGCCCGCACCCGCAAGGGCGCGCGGCCGAAGACCGCACTGATCTTCCACAACACGTTCCCCGGCGCCGTCTCCGTCTGCCGCCGGTGGCGCCCCGACCTCGCCGTCTTCAACACGGCCTGGGTTCGCGACCACTACGCCCGGCGCCGCGCCGTCATGCCCGGCACCCGGACGCTCGTGGTGCATCCGCCGGTGGATGCCGCCGCGCACCGGACGAAGCCCGGCAAGCTCGTCACGTTGGTGAACCTCAACCGAGACAAGGGCGCAGAAGTGCTGTACGCGCTCGCCGGCCGAATGCCCGACGTCGAATTCATGGGAGTCGTCGGCGGACACGGTGAACAGATCGTCCGCGACCTGCCGAACGTGGCCATCCAGCCCCATACGGCGGACCCGCGCCGGGACATCTGGGCGCGGACCCGGATCCTGATCATGCCCAGCGTGTACGAAAGCTACGGCATGGTCGCCGTCGAGGCCGCGGCCAGTGGAATCCCCACCATCGCCGCGCCGACGCCGGGCCTGCGCGAGGCGCTCGGCGACGCCGGGACGTGGATGCGGCGGAACGATCTTGCCGGGTGGGAGCAGGAGATCCGGCGGCTCCTGGAGCCCAGCGAGTGGCGGCTCGCATCGAAACGCGCCCGCGAACGCTCCGCCGAGCTGGACCCCCGAGAGGAGCTGGCGGCGTGGGTGCGCGCGGTCGAGTCTCTGTGATCATCCCGTGGGCCACTGATAACCCCTGTCATCACCGCACAGCCGCCCTTGACTGGGTGCGGCCCCGCTGGCGCGCGCTCGGCCACCACGTGCTCGTCGGCGAAACACAGGGGCCGTGGTGCAAGGCCCGCGCGGTCGCCGCCGCGCTCCCGTTCGCGACCGGTGACCTGCTCGTCATCGCGGACGCCGACTGCTGGTCGCCCGGCATCGACGCCGCCCTGGAAGCGGTCCGGGACGGTGCTCCGTGGGCGATGCCGCACGGCCGCGTTCACCGCCTCACGCCCGACGCGACCGCCCAAGTGCTCGCCGGCGTGGCCCCGCACCCGCGGATGCCCGTTACCCAGCGGCCGTACCAGGGGTGGCCCGGCGGCGGAATCGTCGTCGTCCGCCGCGACGTCTACGAGCAAGCCCCACTCGATCCGCGCTTCACCGGATGGGGCGGCGAGGATGAGAGCTGGGCGCACGCCCTCACCACGCTCGCCGGTCCGCCATGGCGCGGCCGAGCCCCGCTCTGGCACCTGTGGCACCCGCCCCAGGACCGCATGTCCCGCCGGTGGGGGTCACCCGAGGCGCGGGAACTCGCCGGGCGGTACCGGAAGGCTGCACGGTCCCCGGCAGCGATGCGGGCACTGGTGGACGAGGCGGGCAAAGAGATCTTTACCTGATTCCCTCTATGCCCCGTCTTGCCTGCGTATTTACCCTGGTCATCCACTCGTCGGCGTCGGGGGGATCCCGACGAGTCGGGCACGGCACCACCCTCCCGGTGCCACGCGCCCTCCGTCTGTCCGTGGCAGGCGGAGGGCGCTCTTCGTCGTGCGCCTACTGGACCGCCCGGACCAGGGCGATGCTGGCCTGGCCCTGCGCTCCGAGCTGGTCGATCCACGCCTCTACGTCGACGCCGGACGGCATCGGCTGGTAGGCCAGTACGAGCACGACACGCCGCTGGTCGTCCGCCAGCTCGCGCCACTCCTGCGACACCCTGTAGGTGTAGCTGGTACCGGAGCCGTGGATCCGGATCCACGGCTCGTCATCCAGGGACACGTAAGTGTCTGGCGGGGAGTCGGTGGTCATTTGTCTCGCCAATCCACCCGGTCGCCACCACGGTGCCAAGCACGCCCTCAATGGGGTCTGAGCCAGAGAGTTCCATACGGTGACCGTGGAATACGTGAACGGCTGACATGCTGGTCCTCATGACGATCACCGTGGAATACGTGAACGGCCCACTGCACGGAGAGACGTGCGACCTCCCGGCAGAATACGTGCTCGGGGAGGACCCGGGCGCGTACATGATCGTGGACGGCCGGCTCACACCCCCAGGACGCCCTGACCTGCGCGCCGTCTACGAGCCGCACCCCGGAGCCGAACCCAGCAACGGCCGGATCGCGTGGCATTTCAACGGCTGGATCGACTGCTAGCGCTCCTGCTGCGCCCACTCCGGGAGGGTCGTCGGAGCGGCCGCGTCAATCGCGACGTCCATCGCGGACCGGCCGGAACTGACCGGCACATCCCGCGTGGCCAGATGGAGCTGGCCGGCGAGCAGCAGCCGCATCCATGGCGGGAGGTCCTCGCCGGTCACCCCGGTGGCCGGATTCGCGTAGCTGGTGTCGATGTCGCCGGGCACCGGTTCGCGCACGACCACGATTTTCGCGCGCCGGTCGTAGTCGAGCTCGACCGCGTCGACCCAGATCTGTGAGACGCGAGCCCGCCCGAGTACGGGGGTGGCGTGCACGTAGGGCACCACCTCATATTCGATGCGGTGCAGGGACGTCACGAGCGGAATCTCGCTGATCTCGGTGGCTGTGTCGGCCCCCAGGACCACCACGGGCGTGGCATAACCATGGCCGGTGAGGTGTTCGGGGATGACGAGCGCCGTGAAGTGGAGCACGCGGCCACCCTACGCGCAGCACGGGTTGCTACGCTCAAGTTCGCACAAAGCAGCGCCCCCGCCCAGGTGCAGTGGGCGGGGGCGCTGCTTCTTCGGTCAGATGTCGCTGAGCCGGGTCAGCAGCTTGAGCGTGTACCCCATCTCCTCCATCTCTTCTCGGCTGAGGATCTTGCCCTCCGGCGGCCGCCCGTTGAGCTTGAAGACCAGCGCATGCTGGCCCTCTTTTTGGGCGAAGAGCTGCCGGTTCACCGGGACGTCAACGCCCAGCAGCTCCGTCAGCGCCTGGGCGGTGGCTTCGTGGCCGATCGCCGAGTCCAGGCTCGGCGCGGCCTCCACCAGTGCCTGCGCCGCCTCCAGGGGGATCGTCTTCATCGTGTACTTGCCGTCGGCCGTCACGATCGAGGTGTTCAGCAGGGCGAGGGGGTGCTTCATGTTCTTCTTCCTTTCGTGTGACTCGTGATCAGTGATCAAGAGGCCTGGAGAATGTAGGTTCGCGCCTCAGCCACGGTGCGGGGCTGCTGCTCCGGCGCGGTCTCGCGGCCGTAGGCCCTCACTGCGGACGGTCGGTAGCCGCCGTCGTGCTCGTCGGTCTGCCAGGTGATCCAGATCTTGAGAATGTCGCCCTCGGGACCGTCCTGGTGGGCGACGAGATCGATGGTGGGGCCGTCGGGGTGCACCTCGACGTCGCACCCGGCGGTGATCAGGTCGGTGACGAGCGGCAGCAGCTCGTCGGGGAGAGAGGGCATTGCGCTCCTGTTCGTTGTCATTCCGGCGCCACGATGACCAGGCCGGGCACTTCCTGGGCGGCGCGGGCGACGACGCGGCGGTGCCATGCCGCGGGCCAGGGCTGATCGGGTTCGTACTTCCGGTACTGCTCGTCGGTCTGGTACGTCTGCACGGCCGGTTCGGGCATGTCCATCAGCGCGTCGACCACCCTCCCGACCACCTCCTCGGTCTGCTGTTCCAGCCGCTCGACCTCCAGACGGACTCCGTCGGGGATGGGGTCACGGTCCTGCTCCCAGGAGCGCAGCGTTCGGGAGTTGACGCCGAGGTGGTCGGCGAGCCGGGCGAGGTCCCGCCGGTCCTTCTCACGCCGCAGCTCCTGCAGCTCCTGGTACGCATCAGGGGAGATCAGCACGCCCTCCGGGCGGCCGTAGCGGGTGATGGTGACGGGCTCGCCGGCGTGCGCCACCCGGGAGACCAGCTGGCCGAGATGGGTGCGCGCGTCCTGCAGGGTGACCTCAGACATGCCCCCACAGTAGCAAGGCGGTACGGACTGTACAGTCCGTACCGCCCCAGGGGCCGGCCGGCAGGGCACCACTTCTTGACTAGTCACCATTGGGGTGGACGCGAGTCAATCCATACTCCTGGGCTCAGCTCGCCGAATCCCGGCGTTTCTCCCTCAACAGCGTCGCTCACGTCCCGCTCGATGCGCTCCGCAATCTCCCGTGTGCGTTCCAGGATCGCCTGCCACGGGGCTTCCTCGTTCTCCATGCTCTGACGATCGTGGACAGCACCCGTCTTGGGAGTGGCCAGCCCAGTGGCGTCCATAGGGGACGATGCGCGTAACCGCGTTCCGGCGCGTTCCGGAGGCGTGGGCCACCACAGTCGGGCCGCCGGACATCCGTGGACAATCACCCCTCGGCCCATACCACGGTGTCGCCGGCGGCGGAAGGCCCGGCTGTTTGACAGCCCAGCTGTCACACGTCAAACGGTGATCTTCACGTCCGCAGCGCATCCGCCACGTCGGCAGCGAGTCGCGGCGACCGCCTGCGCACTGTCCGGACCACCCCGCGCAACTCGTCCTCGGCGTAGCGGTTGAGGCTACGCGCGTCCGGCGCCGCTTCCAGCGCCACCCCGACAGCGGCGTCCAGGTCCCCGGCCAGCGCGTGCGCCTTGGCGAGGCACGAGCCGTACCACGCCCGGTCCCGCCGGTAGTGGGCGGGCATCTCGTCGAGCGCCGACCCGAGCAGCTCCACCGCACGTTCGCTGTTGCCGAGGTCGAGCTCGATCATGCCGCGCTGCGCCCGGAACCAGACTCCGTCGTAGAAATACAGCCAGTCTGGGTTCTCTGCTGCCATTCGCAGCAGCCGCTCCGCTTCGTCGAGCTGCCGGCGCGCCTCGTCGGCGTCGCCGAGGAGCGCGTGCCCACGCGCGGCCATCTGCGCGGCCATCCCGGTGACGGCTGGGGAGACGCGGTCCCCGTACCAGCGGGCGGCGTCGCCGAGCTGGACCGTCCGCTGGCCGTCGCCGAGGGACCACGCGATGTGCGCCTTCATGCTGAGCGTGGTGGCGGCCATGTCCGGGTCGCCGGCCTCGACCGCCCATGCGTGGGAGCGGTCGTACCAGCCGATCGCTCCCTGCTTGTCTCCGGAGTCGTTGTGGAGCCACGCGGTGAACTGGCCGTACTCGGCCGCCAGCCCAACCAGGCGCCCCCTGACGACCGGGCGCGCGTCCCGCACCAGGGACATCACGGCGTCGAGCTGGGCCCGAACCACCCCGATCACTGGGCCGGACCCGATCTCGTCCTCCACCCGGCGGTGCTCGGCGAGACACCTCTCCAGCCACTCGATCGCGTGGGCATCCACCCGCCGCGGGTCGGCGGTGGCGCGGGAGATCCGGTCGAACAGCTCGACGTCCGGCGCCAGCCCGTCCAGCGCCAACGCCGGGACCGGCATCCGCGGCGCCCGCTCCGGAACGAGCGCGGCGAGCCGACCACCGGCGCCGAGGAGGTCATCGAGCGCCTGCGCGAACGCGAGCGAGGGGCGCTGTTTCCCGTTGAGCACTCGGGAAATGTAGGCCGGGCTGTAGCCGAGCGCCCGCGCTGCTGCGGTGGCGGTGATGCCCTCGGCGAGGAGTCCGGCCTGGAGTTCGGCAGGGAAGTCGCCCGAGGCTGTCGACGGCGCGTCCTTCGCGGTTCGCGCCCGCGCTCGTCGCAGCGTCTCGACCGGGACGCCGAACGCCGCCGCGAAATCCGGGAGCCGCTGCTCCGGGGCACGCTTCCCGCGTTCGACGTTGGACACGTACTCGCGCGTCATCGCCGCACCGGGGTCACCCGCGACCCGGTTGACCTGGTTGGCTAGATCTTGCTGACTCCAGCCGCGCTGCGTGCGGAGTCTACGGATGAGAGCCCCGAGGGGGGTAGTCTGTCCAGACATAGGCCCTGCTTCTCCTGGGTGGTAGCACTCTCAGGATAGGCAGGGCCTTCGCCGTGCGGGAGCGATCACGCCGCGAGGGTGACCTCGGCCCGCTCGGTGAGCCGGTCCGCGAGCGCCGCGAGTTCGTCGGGCGTGAGCGCCACGGCGTCGGCGAGTAGCCGCTCCCGCGAGTACACCACGACCCCGCGTGCTCGGCCGGCGGGCACGACCTCCACCCAGCCGTCGCCGCGCACCGCGATCACCGCGTCCGCTGGGGCGGCCAGCAGCGCGAGCAGGTGCATGGGCAGGATCTCGGGGGTCATCGGCGTCTCTCGTGTCACGGGGATCCCATGGTCCCACGGGGTGCGGTCGATCGGCAGGGTCACAGGGCCAGCAGTGCCACCGGGACGGTGCCGGCGAGGCACGCCCAGCGCACGGCCGTCTCCTGCCATCCGTCGCCGGTGGCGAAGGTGAGCGGGGCGCGGACCATCCACCAGCGCCGTCCGCGGTGGACCAGTGGCCACAGCAGCGGCACTCCGGCCCGGGTGAGCGCGTCGCCGAGCGAGTGCGTCACCATCCCCAGGGCGACCAGCACGCCGGTGAACAGAGCGGAGACCCCGCCCCACACCAGCAGCGCGGCCAGCGCTGCGGAGAGCAGGGAGACCGCAGGCCACGAACGGGTGAACTTCCACCCGCCCGGCACGCACGCAGCGAGCCCGCGCAGGCCGAGGCTCACCGTGAACCACAGAACCGCCGCGAGCAGCGGCCACCACGCCCCGGCTGCCCAAACCGCCGCGCCCACAGCCAGAGCTGCGGCCGGGGTGTGGGACAGGTGTCGGTGCACGCCGTCACGGTCATGGCCGCCCTGGTCGTACCGGGTACGGGTGGCCCGCCACGCCAGCGTCGACGCCGCGGCGACCGCGCGGTGCACGAGCGCGGTCACCGGCCCCTGCGACCGCGTCGCCGTCGACGTCGGGTGATCCAGGTCCGGGAGCAGCGCCGCACCAGCACCCACGAGAACACCGGCCGCGAG